ATAAGTCATTTCAATATTTTCATTGTTTACATAAGCATACACATCTTCAATTTTAAGAAGTGTTTTTTTATAAGGGCAAAAGTTAGCTCCAAACTCTAAAAGAAACGCTCCTTTTTTTATGTAGTTTAATCCATTTTGTGCCTCAAAACTATTAAGCTTATTGTAAGCTTTGTAAAGTTTTTCTAATATTATACTTTGCTTTTTAATTTTAATAAAATCTAAATACATAACATTAATTTAATTGAATTGGCTTTTTATAAATTAAAGTATCTTTTGCCTCCATGTTCAAGTTGTTTAATTCCATTTCGCAGGCAACATTAGTTTCTAAATCTGATAGAAACTTGTTTATAAATTTATTGTAATCTTCCATGTTTTATATTTTAGTTAAATTATAATCTTCTTTAATTTCTAGTGGTGATTTTATGTGCATTTTAAACCAATTTGCAAACGAAATTGAGTTTTCTGGATCCCAATTTTTAGGTATTTTATTTATAGTAACGTTCATATATTTATTTTTTAAGTTTATAACCAACTATTAAAGCAATAGTAAATCCAAAGATAAGAGCAAAAATGTTTAAGTAGGTTAATAGTATCATAGCTAAAAAGACCGATTTAAAAGGGTTAAATCACTAAAAGCAGCCAACACAAAAGATATAAGCGTAAAAGCTATAAAGCAGACTACTACTGTTTTAATAACGTTTTCTAGTGTAAAATATTTCATAGTTCTAAAGATTAAGAGTTAGCAGGAGTTAAAATGAACCCTAATTCATCTTTGTAGTCGTTTATACCAAACTCCCCAGAAATTGTAAAACAACCATTACCACCTTCTTTTTCAATAGATAAATCTCCGTAAAATCCTAATGGGTTTCCTTTTGTATCAATTCCTTTATTTTTTAATCCTGAGGCATCAACATCAATTATTAATTTATTAAACAAATTTTCGTTTACTATTTTAAATATTACATTTTTCATAATTTCTATTTATTAAAGATTAATTAAGCTTCGATTGTTTTAATGCTTCCATTTTCATTTCTGGCAACAGAATTAAAATAAGTATGGTACATAACATTTTCATTTTTATTGATTAACCAAGTAGCAACAGCTAAACCTTCATCTAAAATTGCAATGTTTGATTTTGGCATCCAGAACTCTCTTGTTTGAGTTTTTCTTCCAACTATCATTTCAGTTGATACTAAACTTGCTTTTTCTGTTTCTCTTACTATTTGGTAGTTTGTTAAAATTTGAGCTGTCATGATTTCTATTTGTTTTATTTTGATATTCAAATATAATACATTATAATTATATAATATGTTAAAGAAATGTTAAATTTTATAAATATATAAAAACAATCTAATTGCAATAATCTGGCAAATTATAAAATGTTAAATTTTTTTTGTAATTTTACTACCCATGAAGGTGTTTTTAGAAAATTACAATGATTGGGTAGATCTTGCTAAGTCTTTTGTTGGAGATACATATGCTCAAGACATTATTCAAGAGGCTTACATAAAGCTTTCTGGTTATGATAACGAATATATAAATAGAAGCTATATTTATTTAACCATAAGAAGCTTATGTTTTGATTTTTTAAAAGCTAAAAAAAGAGTTTTAAAAGTAGAAATTAAAGATTATAATATAGAGGATATTGAAGAAAACGAATACAAAGAAGTATATAATAATTTACTTATTGAAATTGAAAAAGAGATAGAAACATGGTCTTGGTATGATAGAGAGATTTTCAAACTTTATAGAGACACCCCAATGAGCCTGAGAAAATTGGCAAATGAAACAGGAATAAGCGTTACATCTATTTATCTAACCATCAAAAAATGCAAAGAATTACTAAAAGACAAGTTTAAACAAGACTATGAAATGTTATGAAAGAACCAAAAGACAAACGGACAAAAGAATATAAGGAATGGAAGTCTAATTTTGAGGCTAACAAACCTAAAGGCGTTGGTGACATTATAGAGGATATTACAACAGCAACAGGGATCAAAGCTTTAGTTCACTCAATAGCTGGTGAAGATTGTGGATGCAAAGAAAGAAAAGAAAAACTAAACAAGCTGTTCAGAAAAACCAACATAGAATGTTTAAACGAAAATGAGTATGAATTTTTGAAAAGCATTTTTGAAAATGAAAGTAAAATCAAACCGGAAACACAAATAAAAATGAAAGCTATATATGAGCGTATATTTAATGTTAAACTAACCTCATCATGTTTATCGTGTTCTTTTATTAATCAAATCTACAACCCTCTTAAACACGTCTATAATGCGTAAAGAAAAATTAACCCAATTACAAAGAATAGGACGTTTAGAAAAGGTAGTATCACAATTGTATTTGATAAACTCAATGATACAAAAAGAGTTAAAAATCTTACAAGAAAAGACAAATGATAAAAATAGCGTTATATAATTAAAAATTAATTTCTATTAATTATGGACAAAAGAAAAGACAATGGAGGGCACAGTACAAAGGCATTAGGAGTTGATAAAAGAAAGAATGAGTATAAAAAGGTACTAGAGGACGCTTTAACATCTAAAGAGCTTATAAACGTTGTGAAGATGTTATATAACAAAGCCATAGATAAGCAGGATGTAAAAGCATCACAAATATTAATGGAGTACTATTTAGGCAAACCAAAAGAAACTATTGAGACAACGCATAACTTAAACAACTTTTCTATAAAAGATTTAATTGATTTTAAAGACTAAATACAAACCCTTATTTAATTCTGAAAGTAGATATTTTGTTATAACAGGAGGTCGAGGCAGCGGAAAGTCTTACGGTGTGAATGTGTTTTTATTATTACTTACTTATGAGATTGGTCATGTTATCTTATTTACACGCTATACTTTAACTTCTGCTCACATTTCAATTATACCAGAATTTATAGAAAAGATAGAAAGCCTTAATTTATATCATCATTTTTATATCACTAAAGACGAAATTGTAAACACCCAAACAGGAAGTAAGATTTTATTTAAAGGGATAAAAACAAGTTCAGGAACTCAAACAGCTAATTTAAAATCATTGAGCGGTGTCACTACGTGGGTATTAGATGAGGCGGAAGAATTGCAAGATGAAGAAGTCTTTGATAAAATTGATTTGTCTATACGTGAAAAAACTAAACAAAACAGAGTTATATTAATTTTAAACCCATCTACAAAAGAACATTTCATTTACAAAAAATTCTTTGAAGGTAAAGGAATAATTTCTGGAAGTAACATCACTAAAGAAGATACTACTTATATCCACACCACATATTTAGACAACAAAGAAAATCTTTCAAAGTCATTTCTTTTTCAAATTGAAGACACAAAGAAAAGGAGACCAGAAAAATACAATCATATAATAATGGGTGGCTGGTTGGATAAAGCCGAAGGGGTTGTGTTTAATAACTGGACTTTTGGCAACTTCAATCCTGACAATTTACAAACATCTTGTGGGATGGACTTTGGGTTTAGCATTGACCCTGACACATTAACAGAGGTTGCAATAGATAAATCTAAAAAGAAACTATATGTTAAAGAACATCTTTATAGAAATGGAATAAAGACTCATGAGCTTGCTCCAATAATAATCTCAAAGGTTGGTAAAAAGTTAATTATTGCAGATAGTGCAGAACCTAGGCTTATAGAAGATTTAAAGCATTTAGGGGTTAATATTGAACCAGTAAAGAAAGGCACTATTGAAAGCGGTATTAATAGGATGTTAGACTTTGAAATAATTGTTGAACCCAATAGTCATAACATATCAAAAGAGCTTAACAACTATGCTTATAAAGATAAAGGAAGTCAATTGTACATCGACGATTTGAATCATTCTATCGATGGAATACGTTATAATGTAATTTTTCATTTAGATAATCCAAATAAAGGAAATTATTTTGTATATTAGCTGTCTAAACAAAAAACAAAATGAAAAAATTAATTTTACTAATGCTATTAATAGTATCTTCATGCTCTAAAGAAGATATAGGAAAAGAAAATGATTGCGCTTGTTCAAAATCATCTTATGTGAGCAGGCTTGTAACTTACTACACATCTTCAGGAACTTTAGCAATGAGACGAGAGAATACACTTTTAAGTGTTGAAGAAAATATAGGCTGTTATCCTGAGGGAATTGTTAAAACATCAACTGATAACTGGTATAGAATTGATTGTGAGGATTAATTAATAGTGTTTTTTGTTTTGTTTAAAAACCATCGCTTTAATTAGTGGTGGTTTTTTTGTGCGTTACAAATAACGCCTTTGTCGTTTAATATTAAAAGGTTTATATATGATATTTCCAGAAAGCTTAAATGACATTCCATTACATAAGTATCAAACATTTTCAAAGATAGAAGAACCCACAAATGAAGATATGGTGAAGTGTTTGATTGGGTTAAATAACGATCAGTTAAACAAGTTTAAAGCATCGGAAGTTGATGCTATGATTGTACACCTTCAAAATCTTTTACAAGAAGATACACCGTTCAAGCCTATATTTATTTTAAATGGCATTGAGTTTGGTTTTATTCCAGACTTAGATAACATCACTTATGGTGAAAACAAAGATATTACAAGCTATATAAACAACTTTCAAACCATGCATAAAGCGATGGCGGTTGCTTACAGACCAATCAAACTAAAGAAAGGAAGTCTTTACACGATCGAAGAATATGAAGGCAGTCATAAGCATAGCGAGTTAATGAAAGAAGCTCCTTTAGATGTTGTATTGGGGATGCTGGTTTTTTTTTACAATTTAACAAACGCATTGTTGAAAGCTATCCCGAACTATTTGGAGAAAGCTTTGAATCAGGAAGTCAAGAAAGGACAGATTTTGGCACAAAATGGGGAAATTATAGCGAGCTATACACACTCGCTCAGGGAGACATTAGACGATTTGATGAGATTACAAAAATGCGTCTACACACCTGTATGATTTATTTAGCTTATGAAAAAGAGAAAGCAGATTTTGAAACAAAAATGATTAAAAGAAACTTTAGATAAATGGTAGGATTTTATAATTTATTGGACACATTAAAGAATGAACTTGTTGCAAGTCCTTTTGTAAACACGGTTACTTATGGTGATATTAGCGACATAGATTTAAACAAACAGACGATATTTCCATTGAGCCACTTCATTGTAAACTCGTTTGTATATAGTACTAATGTAATAACGTTTAACGTTAGTCTTTTATGTATGGATGTTGTTGATGAAAATAAAGACAGTGTTACAGACGTGTTTATAGGTAACAATAATGAGCAAGATGTTTTCAACACTCAAATGAATGTTATTAATAGATTGTTAGCAAAGATTGAAAGAGGGGATTTATATGCTGATGGTTTTCAATTAGAAGGCACGCCATCAAGTGAGGCGTTTGTAGATAGGTTTGAAAATAAGTTAGCTGGTTGGACAGTAACGTTTGACGTTAATGTTATAAATAAAATGAGTATTTGTTAATGGATTTTAAAGAAACAAATAACGCCTTGAATAGATTTGCCAAGCACGTGATTCAACAAAGCAGAACAAACTTAACAAAAGGCAGAAAGAACTATAAAAAATCTTTGTATAATAGTTTAAGAAGTGAACTAACTACAAGTCCTAATAGTTTTAGTTTGTTTTTTATTATGAATGAGTATGGTGTTTTTCAAGATAAAGGGGTTTCTGGAACTAAAAAAAAATATAACACTAAGTTTAGTTATAAAAACAAAATGCCACCTATTAAACCATTAGCTGATTGGGCTAAGTTTAGACGCATAAGATTAAGAAATGAAAAAGGTCAATTTGCAAAAGGTAATTATAAAACAATAGGTTATTTAATAGCAAGGTCTATACAA